TTTCAAGCAGAAGACGGCATACGAGATTCGCCTTAGTCTCGTGGGCTCGGAGATGTGTATAAGAGACAGGTATATGTATCTGCCATTTAAGCTGCCTCTTGTTTGTCTAATTCAGTCCAATTTGTTGATGGGTTACTTTGATCTGTCCATGTTGCACTTGCAACTATCTGATCTGTCCATGTATCGTCTGGAACAATTATATCTTCCCATTTTAGACCACCAACAGCGACAAGGCTACTGGTTTGGTTGATCGTTGATGCGGCTGCGAATGTTGCTCTACCTGTTGCATCAAAGCCTGATGTTTGTGCAATGGTTGAGAAACCAGCTGCGGTTATAAATGCTTGCGAGTCAAAGTCTGATACTGCTGCAATGGTTGCATTAGCACCGTGTGTTTTTCTGCCTACTGCATTGACATCTGATACAGCTACAATGTTTGCAACTGCTCTATCAATTTGTGTACCAGTTGCAGTAAAGCCTGAAACAGCCTGTATGACTGCTGTGGTTCTATCTATTTGTGTTCCAGTAGCGGTAGCTCCTGAAACGCCCTGAATGGTTGCTTCGGCTTGAAACGCAAGATCGTTATACTTTGATCTTGAGTAGTAGCCTTTGTTATAGCCTATACTGGCCATGATATTAAGCCAGTGTTACGTCTAAATCACCAGTGTTGAATCTGAATACATCTCCTGTACTAACAACTTTTGATGTAGTTAAGTTTGCGTATGCTAACAAGTTTCCTGATGATAGTGCATCAAAGATACCAACTGCAACGACTGTTCCGTAGTCTGCTGTAGCTGTTGGATATTCAACTGCACCTGTGTTACTTGCTGTTGTTGGGTTAGTACCAGATACAGTAAATGCTGATGTCTTTCTTACATAACCACCACCAGATACTTCAGTTCCACCGCCTGTATCAGTTGGCGCTACTGTATATAAAGCAACATATAATGTTGACGGTGCTGAATAAGCATTGCCACCGAAGACATGTTCTAAGACCTTGTCTTCTAAATAATCACTAAATCCTGCCATTCTGTTCTCCTAATTATTTTTAAAAATGTAAGTATTTCTGCCAGTTTTTCCGTAAGTTTTTCGTCTTTGCATTAAAGATCCCTTACCAAACTCTGCTTTCTCTTGTTCCATTCTAATCTCTTCTATAGCCTTTTCAAACTGTGATGAGAATAAAGCAACCCTGTCATCTTCCATAAGGAATATAGAGGCATGCTTTAAAGCACCGTATAGGTATGCGTCTGGATATGATGTAGAAATAAAATTCGTTGTATTCGTATCACTTAGCGCATCTATAGTGCCATAGTATGTTAATTGTAACGTATAACTTGAGTCTGGTGTAGGTGCTAATTCAATTGTATTGTCTACCAATGCAAAGTAAACAGGTTGGCCTGTAGCATTACCTTTGCTTTTTCTATAAACATCCATTGATTCTATAGACTGTTGGAACAATGGACTAAAGTCATTGCTGTCTATTTGCACGTTGATGGCCTCTAACCAATCTGTTGGTAATGATAAATACTGGCCATCTGCTGTTGCAGTAGCTCTTTTTACCATATCTTTATTTCTTAATCTTCTGTTTAACTCTGCTTCTGTAGCGTCAATGAAAAAATCTAACTGGTTAGTCAAATCAGATCTATTAAGAAAACTTGCAATATTAGTCTTTAACTCATCGTATGTCATACTTTACCTTTCCATGTTCTAAATGGTTTGTTATCTGAATGGTTTAACCAATCTTTCCATTTTGCAGAATCTTGCGCCCATCCTTCTCTAACAGCTCTTTGATATACAATCATTGGAACTTCTGCTATATGTCTAAGATCTTTGCCTGGAGCTTGTTCAGACAATTGTTTTACATATTCCAAAGTAGGATTAACATCCTGTTTGGTATGGTATATAAACTTATTATCCTCTGTTGCAAATACAGATTTAAAGTTTTTTTTATGATCTATTACTGTGGTTTTTGCCATGCTTAATTTTAGCACAAAAAAAAGGGAAGCCGAAACCTCCCTTAAAGTTATTGACTTAACTTATTAAGTGTTTAAGTCAGCAACGATGCCGTGTGCAGCTTCGTTACCTACTTCTAAACCATACTCAACAAGCAACATTTTTGTTACTGCGTCTCCAACTGTAGCGATATCAACTGTTTTAAAGTCTCTTAGGTAAGAAACTTTAGCATATTCTGGATCTACTAATAATAGTGATCTATCTCTACTGAAGTTAGATGGTACGATTTTTAGCTCGCCAAAGTCTGATGCGTAAATAGAAACAGAAGCCTCTACTGTGTTTGCATCAATCATTTGTCTAGCTGAAGTTCTACCTGTAAAACCAGAGATAACTTGTTTGTTTACTGGTCCGCAAATTGCCAATGAAGGCTCGCCACCATTTTCAAAACAAGATTGTAAAACTGTTTTAAGCAAAGCTTCAGTTAAATCTCTTTGAGTGCCGTCTGTTGGAGCAACTCCATCACCACCACTTGCGCCAGTAGCGCCTCTTGATACGTTTGAAGTCATCCAAGATTCAAAACCACCAGTTACCCTAGCTTGCGTGTTACTACCAGTTGTTCTAGCACCTTTTTGACAAAGAGCTGTTTCCATATCTCTTTTCAAAGCTTTAGCCATAATAGCTAATTGGTGAGCCATTTCTGACTTTTTACCAGCAGGATCACTTGTTTCCTGAGAACCAGATACTGTTGCATCTCTTTTTGAAATCATTGCAACATTAGTTTTTCTTACTGTTGCAGTAGAAGCAGATGTAGAACCGTCTAATCTGAATCCTTCAATTTCACCAGTTGCGTCTACTGTTGGTAGAGCTTCTGTTTGCCAATCAAAAACTACGTTCTTAATTGAGTTTTTACCGATTGATGACATAAAAGGCGTTGCTGTTGGAGAAATGTTATAGATAACATTGCTTAATTGTTCTCTATCAGCCTGCGCATCGTATGTATCAAAGACATTATTTATTTGAGCCATGATATTTTCCTATTTTAAAATTTATATTAATTGTTCAAAAACTTTAGCTGCGTCTTGCAATTTGCCAGATTTAGCTAATCTTTGTTTTGCTCTCTTTACAGGTGCTACCGATTTTCTTTTATTAGAAGTACCAGGCCTTGCAACTCTAGCTGGTGCTTTTTGTGTTGGTTTTTTCTTGACAGTTTCAGCAATTTTATCACTTAACCATGCCTTTCTTAAACCAAGTAAAGCTCTCCAGTCATATACAGAGTTGATCTCTTCTTGGGTATATCCCAAGACATTAGTTGCGTAATTTGCAATCTCAGCTTTTTCTTTACTGGCAACCTCTTGGTTCTGCCATTCTGGAATAACCTCAAGTAGCTTTGTTTGTCCCTCTTCAACTTGTTGTTGAATAAGTTTTTGCTGTTCAGCAAATGACTCCTGTTGGAGTCTTTGTTGTTCAGCTTGGACAGCCTCTAGCTTTTGCTTTTGTTCATTCCAAACTTGCTGTTGTCTTACATAACCAACTGGATCATCTTCATATAATGCGTTCCAATCTGGCTCTTCGCCTAAAGCACTATTCAACTGTGCTTCCATTTTCGGTAATAACTGCGAATAGATCGCATCCCTTTGCTCTAACTCTGATTGTTTCTGCTCAATAGTTTTACGCTGTTGAGAGAGTTCTTGAGTTTTACGCGTATAATCTTGCTGACGAGAATATCCGTTGATGAGTTCCTCTTGCGTGACTTCTACCTCTTGGCCATCTACCTTTACAGTAAATGTTTGAAGTTGCGGAGCTTCCTCTTCAACATCTGTGTGTTCATCTTCAACCTCTTCGCCATCTTCTAACTCATCTATAATTTCTTGATCTAATTCATCTTCAAGAAATTCAGAATCATCTTCAATGACTTCTTCTTGTGCCACATCTTGTTCTTCTAAAACATTTTCAACATTATCCTCTTCAGGTGTTAGTATGCTTTCAAACGCAGACGCAGCTAATTCTGTGTCGCTTTGTAAAGCAGTCGGTTTTCCGTTATTGCTCATAAATACTCCTTATATGTATTTATAAGTATTTTATATCAAGAATGTGTAAAAAGGGAAGTATTAACCAATATTTCTAATTTTGTTAATATTTGCTTTAGTGAGCTTTCCTTTCTCTGCCATGATACGCAGATGTCTTTCAACCTCTGGTAATAGTAATAAAGACCTGTGTAAGTCTTCTCTTATGCTGACATCATCAATGTCTCTAGAGTTTAACCAATGAGTGATGTATTCGTTTTTAAGATTTTCAGTTGCTTCTTTAAAAACATCTGACTCAAGCAATAATCGTGCTTGTTCAGCTTTTACAACTTCTTCGTGTGTTACTGACATTATCTATATGAGTTAATTGGCGGTAAAGATATTCTTGAAGATGCCCTATCATATTGTGTTGGCTTCTCTATACCAATACCAGGTGTTTGCAATAATGACTGTGGTTGTGCTTGCATTGGCGCTCTTGGTATTTCTGGTGGACTTAACAATGAAGGCACTTGCTGTTGAAACGAAGGTTGTTGAGCCATTGGCTGTTGCATACTGCCTTCTGCCATAATGTTTGCAATCGGCTGTTGTATAGACATAGGTTGTTGTACTCTAGCCATAGCTTGTTTTTCTACAGGCAAATAGTTTGGCTTTGGTGGCATAAAGTAATTACCAGTGTATGCCATTGGTGGAGTTTGTTGAAAGTTTGGGATCTCTCCCATTTGTCCTAGTCTTGTTTGAAAAGCACCTTTGCTCATATTAACCTGTAATTAATTTATCCATTTTTTCGTCTAGCTTATCTAAACGATCTATAACTCTATCTATACTAATTGTTAGTTCGTTTTTAGTTACATAATCTTTTGCAACTTCTTCGCGAGTCTTATTCAGTAGTATATCAACTCTTTTTAATTCTGTCGCGTTAGTTCTTATGCCATGTATGATTGGTGCAATTACCAAAGTAATAATAATGTTCCAATACATCAATGGCTCCATTAGTAGCTCCAGATATGCGGTCTAGGTCTACCCTGTGAATCTTTAGATATATCAAGATGTATAAATCTTGCATTACCTTTTTGATTTACACCGATACCAGTAAACCCAAAATCAGTAGCTTTTGATATTATTTCTAATGCTTGCTCACCTCTAACCCCTATATCTGCTGCCAAGCCAAGCGCGTGTGTTCCTGGTTTAGATTTTCTTGCCTCAATAGGATGGTCTGCGCTTCTATAACCAGATGTTATTTTAAATGGAAATCCACACTCTGTTCTTAGTGCTTGTAGTTTGTCTATAAGTTCATGTTCTATTTTATTTTCGCCAGTATGCTTACATGCAAATTCTTCTAACGTAAAGTTCTTCCAACTCATTTTGTAACTCCTTTAGTTTTTTCAAATGTTCTAAGTCCACCAAGTCCTAGCATACCCATTAATACAGTCATTAACGAACCCATGTCAAAAGTTGGTAAGTCAAACGATAGTCCAGCTGCTGATAGTCCAAATATAATAATAGGCTGTAATAAAAAGTGGTACAGCATGGCAATACCGCAAGTCCACCCCACAAAGGGCCTCCAGCCCGCAACGAATAAGGATTTATGTCCAGCTTCAATCTTGTTGATCTCAATCTGCGCCATATTCGCTTTATGTAATTCTGTTTTAAGTTCATGGTTCAGTTTTGCTTGTAAGTCTTTATCTGGCACTAGCTTGCTGACAATGTCACCTACTGGTCCTATTAGTTTATCAATCATCTTTTTTATGTAGTTTTAAAAAATACTCAGCATCTACTAATGCTAATGGTTTTGTTCTATTTCTTTTAATTATAACCAATGGTTCGTAATCTTTACAGTTCTCTTGCGATTGTTCGTATGCTTTCCAAACATTTACAGCTTCTTGGTTTTTACATTCTATTGAATATGGAAATTGCTTGCGAGATTGCACACCCATAATAATGTCCTCACCATTAGAACCCATTGGCCTTGACTCTAAATCTTCAGGGTCAAAACCAAGTAATTCAATTAATTTATCTACCACCCATTGTTGTAAAGCTCTACCTTTGGCTTTGGCGGATGATGGCCTCACTTTTTAGTTTTTTTTGTTTTTTTCTTTTTAGGCGGTCTACCTACTTTAGATCCGTATGTTCCTTTTCCTTTTGGCATAATTACTCCTATGTTGTATAAACAATTAAAGGCTTTTCTTTACCTTTAACTTTTATTGGGTTTAATAATTTTAACTTAATTTTAGATGTATTTGCAGTAGATTCTCCAATGAGTATATCTACACCCACCTCTTTAGTTGCTGACTCAAGTCTTGCAGCTGTATTTACACAATCACCAATAGCAGAATAATCAAACCTTGTATCGCTTCCCATATTACCAATAACAGCAGTTCCTGTATTTATCCCTATGCCTATTTCAATATCAAGATTAGCCATTTTAATTTTATCTTGTATTTCTTTTGCACAAAGAATAGCTGCTTGTTCGTGGTCGGGTATATCTATAGGTGCATTGAAGATTGCCATCATTGCGTCACCAATATATTTATCAACCATGCCATCATAAAAGTTAACTGCATCTGCTTGAATAGTTAAAGCCTTGTTCATGATCTTGGTAACTTCTTCTGGTTCTAACTTTTCTGATAAAGATGTAAAACCTCTAACATCTGTAAATAAAAATGTGCAGTATTTTTTCTCACCGCCAAGTTTTAACATGTCTGGGTTGTTTTGCAATTGTTTAACTTGTCTAGGATCAAGGTAATGTTCAAACTGTTTTTTTATCTGTTGGCGTAATTTATATTGTTTTTTGTAGCTTAAATACAAAGCAATAGTAGAAATTAGTATTTGAGAGATAAAAGTCCATGAAAAATCTAACAAAATACCTTTTTGAACGCTAAAAGCTCCTGAGAAGCCCGTGATGAATAGCAAAATAACAGCGAGACTTATGCCCTTAACCATGCTTAGATAATTAATTACAAGCCACGTCATCGACACAAATATTAGCAAAATTAAAATTTCGGCTGATAAATGCCAATCTGGAATCTTTGGCGAGTTTTCTATTAAGATTGATTCAGATAATGCTGTTTGTATTTTGTGGGGTTCTAATAATCCAACTGGGGTTGCAATTTGTGGCATGATACCTGGAGCAGTTACACCAACAAATACAAACTTACCAGCAACATCCATTTCTTGTAAATTGGTTTGTGGTGTGTCTACCCAACTAATCCACTTACGACCTAAACTGTCGGTAGCAACTGGTGGCAATCCTTTGACTCTAATTTGTTCTATACCAAGATCGTTAGTTTTTATAATATAAGTATCAGCACCAACCAATGCTTTTAATACTTCTGTGCCAAACGCGGGTACATATCCATCTGGTGTTCTTAACAATAACGGTATTCTTCTTACTAAGTTATCTATATCAGTTGGTGCAGTTGCAATACCTTCCTGTGCATAAGTTGTTAATATCTTTATGTTTTGTATGACACCGTTTGTATTCATACCGCCTATATCATCACCAAGTATGACAGTACCTGTGGTTGGCGGATAATTACCATTAGGATTTTCAAACATTGCTAAAACAGAAGTGCCATACTTTAATGACTCTGCTAAGTAAGCATCACCACCCATACGGTCAGGTTGTGGAAAACTAATAACATAACCAACACCTATAGCACCTTTAGCTATTATCTCTGTGTGTATTTGTCCTAGTCTTTTTCTTGGTAACGGCCAACCACCTTCATTAGCAATATCTTCTTCTGTAATATTTAAAATAGTAAAGTAACCAGATGGTTGTTGCTTTGGTACCAGATAGTCAAATACTTTTAACTTTAATATTTCTGTTGGCGTTGACTGATATAACAAGGGCAATGCTAGTATTATAAGTATTGTGAATAATGCTTTATTCATTAATTGCTTTGTGTAATTTTTATAAGGCTACCAGTACCGCCATTTATTTTAACTACCTTAGATGCGCCATCTTGTATAAAGATAACTGTGTAACTGGAAGATGAGTCTATATCTACTCTTGCTGTGTCGTTCACGCTACGAATCAAGGTTAGCACTTCGCCAGTTATATATGATGTTATTTGTGTGTTTAAGTCTTGCCCTAGCTGTGTACCAACAATGTTAGTTGACGTAGCATCTTGAGCAAGCTGATCTTCTTCTTGGATTTCTTGCAATGCGTCTATGACATCTAGCAAATCTTCAAGAAAGTTTACATCTAAATAATTTATATCTAGCTCTGTAAATTCTAGTTCTTTCTCTGAGTCTAATAAGTCTTCTTCTAAATAATCTATATCTAAATCATCAAAGTCTAATATATTTTTCTTTTTTGTTTGTATAGTTTCTTCTTCAGCTATTTCTTGCTGTGGTGGGTTTACAATAAGCATGTTATCTATCAGCTCTAGTGTTAAATCCAATATGACTGGTTTGCTTGGTGACTTTTCATATACATCTACTGTTGTGGCTTCGTAAGGTTTATTTAGCGTAACTGTACCCATGGCTGTTGTTACTAGTATCTCACCACTAGATAAACCAAATTCATCTGGTAGAAGTATTAGCAATGATCTTCCCACCTCATCTACTGTTACCGTAAAGTCAGTACCTCTTATTGCTATATTTGCTGTAGGAGTTTTTAAATCTATATTATTTTTATCTATTTTATTAAGACTACCTGTAATAAATCTAGCTGTGCCTAGACCAAAGGTAATAGCCATTTTAGATTTGCTAGGGTTAGGATCAAAGATGTATTCGTCTATAGTAAGTTGCGAGTGTTCGGTTAGTTTTACTTTAGAATCATCTAAAAATGTAATAGCCATACGACCATTAGATGTAATGGCCTCATCGTTTTGCTGTATGTCAAAAGACTCTGTTGCCTGGTATGGCTTATCTCTTACAACTTGTGCTGAACCAGTTAGCTCAGATATGTTTCCTACATCAACAACTGGTTGTTGTTCCGCCGTCGCTTTGAACGACGCAAACAGTACCGCTACTGCCAGTAGAGTTAATCTGTAGCCAATCAGCAGCAAGAGTTGATGACTGTATGATGTTAAATGTTCTACTGTTTCCTGTTTGGTCAAGGTAGAAGTATCCTCCCGCATATCCACTTCCTGTAAAGTTTACTGTGTTGCTATCTCCGTCTACATCAACATAGTTAGTAGCACTATCATAGTTAATATCAAAATCAAAAGTGTTTCCATCACCATTGATTATCCAATCTAAGTCTAAGTTTTCACTTAATGCACTTGTACCAGTATCTAGTGTAAATGTGTTAGAGCTACCTGTTACATCAACATTGTAGTCTGATCCACTAATACCATAAGTATCTGTTGGGTCACCTTGTATGGTAAATGTATTGCTGTCACCATCAAACTCAAAGAACCCTGTTACATTGTCACCGTAGATATCACCAAGAAATTTATTAGTATTACCTATTTGGTTGATATCCAGTGTTAAATTAATACCATCAAGATCTAATGCTGTTAGTGTGCCAGCTATAGAATTAAGACCGCCTATAATGTTAGATGAGCCTAACTGCTCTAAGTCTATATTTGCTGTTGCACCAGCTTGCTCTACAAAGATTTCATTGTCAGCCGCGAATAGCGGTAAGACAATCAGTGTTGCAATCAATTGTTTTAAATTCTTCATAACTCCAGTATCCTCTATTTGTTCCTTCTTTTATAGTTTGTAGTACAGCAGTTTCTATTGCTGTCTGTAGTGCTATATTGATTGACTCGTTCCTGACCAAACCGTTTTCTATTTCTACTAGTTCGGTTGAGTCAGTAATAAAACGAAAAATATCTTGATCTATAGATGCACTTAATATCGTTTTTGTTACTAATACTTCTAGTAATACTTTTCCCGTACTTACAGATACGGTTCGTAATGAGATGGTAACTGTATCTTGTTTGTACTGTCTAGACATTCCTATTCCAAGATATCTAGCTCCAGCGCCACCACTCTTTACGTTACTTTCGTATGATATCACGCCACCTTGCATTATTAAACCCGCGAACATAAGTGGCTGTAATTTGGTTTCTTTTTTAAACTCTTGCCTGGTGCTTCTTATAATTTGTCTTTCTTTGGTTACATGATCTAGGCCTACGCGCTCTACCACCTCAAAAAAACCATTATGGTTGCTACCAGCATGTTTTAATGCTCTGATTAAGTAAGCGTCTGGTGCTTGAGTTACCGCAGATGAGAAGGTTGCGTAAGTGCTGTTGCTTCTACGTTGACCAGTTGCATCTATAAAAGATCCTGCATATATAGCTACCACTGGTTTGGATTGGTTAGATTTTTTAATATTAGCAAGTTCTGGAACTAATAAAGATCCTATCTCTGGCTTTTCTATTTTTTGTAGGGGCGGTAAGTTGTTTTCTATTGGATCAAATAATAAGGCGCAACTAGAAAGCAAAATTCCCGATAGGAAGAGATATAGTTGTCGTATTGCCATCTGAATCTGTAATGTTTAAGGTTATTATTCCGTCTACAACATTATACTCTATAGTGTTACCTTCTAAAGTTAAAACACCACTATCGCTAGGAGTTTCTCCAAATAAATTTTCTACCAATTGCCTAGATAGCTGTGCGTATATTCTTGACTCTAGGTTTCTTATAAATCTTGCAAGTGTAGTATTTTCTTTATCTCTTTCTATTTGATCTTGCAACGCTTTTAATTCTGCTTTAAGCGTCATCTTTCTGGAGTATTGTTGATTTTCTATTGTTAGGTAATGCGCGGATGTTCCGATGCCAGAGAATGACGGTGACTTAAACTTATGCACCATTTCATCTGCTGACACAGATAAACATAATACTAGTAAACTAATCTTTCCTTTTGTCATCTCTTTTTGCTTTTGCTATTTTGTTGGTGTCTATTAATTGTGGTACACCAAGTATGGTTTTTATCATAGTGTCTTGTCTGATAATTTCATTATCTAACGACCTAACTCTATCTATCAATGCTACAAGAATACCATGTTGTGTGTCTAGTTTTGTGCCTAGTCTATCTTCCATAGCTGTAAGTGATGTATTGACTTTTTCATCTACGGTATCTAGTTTTGTTTCCATACCATCTATGATTCTGTTTATAAGCTTCCATACAAACATACCAAGACCTATGGCCGCAGCGATAGGAAAACCTAGTTCGGTTATTAGAGTAACAACGTCGTTCATTTAGATTTAGATAATTTATCTTCTGTTTTTTGGAATGACCGTTCTAAAAATCTGTCTATAAGATAACTTATAAACTTCACTTCTTTTTAGCTGT